ACCCAGAACCCTGCCAGCCGCCGCAAGTTCTGCCCCAGCAGCGCCAGCACGGCCACGGATCCCACCAACCACCCAGAATCTAGGTACGGAGTAGCGATGGGCTCCTCTCTCCCCTCTAGTTCAATGACCAGTCTGGTGCCTGGGTAGGCCATATCAGAGCCTCCAGCGAAGGATCTTGGGCCATCTCTCGCTCCAGAGCAGCGCCCAGTTCTTCTAGTTTAGCTTCTTCAGGATCGTGGCGCAGCCGTAGACAAGCGAGCAGGTCGGCCAGACCCAGTTCCCAGACCAGCCGATAATCGACGCCAGACCGCAACAGCAGTCCTGCCAGATCCCCTGGCCCACGCAGAGGGATCCCGTCGCCACCTTTGAACCGCTCCAGACGCTGCTGCACGAACTGCAGGTAAGCGCCTTCACCCCACAGCTCTTGCCGTGTGTCCCAGGGCAGATCCCTGGGTCGGCTTCCACCCACCACAGGGATCCAACGCAGCAGTGCTGCCTCCAGACTGAGAGTCTCTGGATCTTGCCCCAATCCTCTCTGGTAGGCAGTCTGCAGCACCAACGCCAGCTCCATGCCCACCCAATGTCTGGCTGCAGGCCAGGGCAAGAACGCCCAGACTTGGCGTTCCCCTGGGACCAGCAGGCAGTGGCCTAGTGGTTGGCAGAGCACAGTCCGAACAGCTCCCGCACGTACTCCACAGACACAGACTGGCGAGACAAGTAAGACAAAGCCATGACTACAGCGTCCACCTGGTCATCGTGGGGAGCACTGGGAAACGAACAGAACTCTTCCAGGAACTCTGCGTTCCAGTCTCCCAACGAGTAGGTCAGCCGCCCCGACTCCACCAGTGGCGTGACTGCCAGTGCGCGCGACGTCTTGGATCCCTGGGGACGCCACGGGATCACCGGCAGTGGCGTGCTGGCTTTCAGTTCTTGCACCAATGGGATCCCTGCTGCTGCGTCTTCGACCACCAGAGCATCGGCGGGGTGCTGGCTCCATTCCCGCAGCACCGCTCGCTTGACGTCAGGGTAATCGCCACGCAGTCGCACCACCTTCAGCAGGTGGTACCCTGTCTCACTCTCCCCGATTAGCGCTCCGGCACTCCAGTCTCCGGTGGCTTTGCTGGCCAGATCCCAGGCCCACACTGTGCGACGCAGGGGCGGGGGCACAGCAGGCTGTAGCCAGTTCTCTTTGAATAGGCCACCGCCCCGCGGCACCGGACGCTGCTGGTAGAGGGCCGCCCAGTCGTAGGCGCTCAGCTCCCGCAGCGCCTGCAGCTCTTCGAGCGGGTAGCGCTCTGGCCACAGCGCCTCCCCGGGTTGCCTGGGATCCCGTGGGTGCAGCTCTCCCTCGGCAATAGCTGGTAGCGACAGCAGTTCCCAGTGCTCACCGCGTTCTTGCAGTAGTCTCCCCACCAAGTCGTCTTGGTGCCAGCGGGTGGACACCACCACGATCCTGGATCCCGTCTCGGCGCGGGTGCGGAACGTGGAGGTGTACCACTCCCACACCGCCTCGCGGTAGCGGGGGCTGTCGGCTTGGGCTCTGTCTTTCAAGGGATCATCGATAATTCCCAAGCGGAAGCCCATCCCTGTGATCCCACCGCCGACGCCAGCTGCGCGGTAGGATCCTTTGTGTTCTGCGATCTCGAAGAACTCATAAGTGCAAGCGCGGTAAGGATCCCGTCTGTCGGGCAGCCGGGTGGCCGGGAACACGGCACGGTAGCGGGGATCGGCCAAGATCCGCTGCACTTCTCGGCTGTTGCGGCTGGCCAGATCTGCTGCGTAGCTGCAAGCGATGACCGGCAGATCTGGATCCCTGCCCAAAGCCCAAGCAGGGAACAGCTTGGACACCAATTGGGTCTTACCGTGGCGCGGCGGCATGCAGACGATCAAGCGAGGAACGCTGCCGTCAAAAACCTTCTCCAAGTACTCCGCGATCAACTGGTGGTGCCAGTTCCAGCGGTAGCCAGGCATCACGCGGTCAACGAATTCTGCCAGGCCAAGCGGAGACAGCATCCCACGACGCTGCCGCAATAACAGTTCTGCGCGGGCTCGCAACTCAACGCTCGCCACGGGCTAGACGCTCCAGTTCTTCCACGGTCAGCTTGGACAAGTCGATCTCCACGCGGCTGGACGCTTGTCCTTCGACCAGCCGCTCGATCTCCACAGCCAACTTAACCAGTTGCAAAGCCTCGGAAGGACGCAACGATGTGGGATCCCTGGCTTCCAGGGCGCGGATCCCTAATTGGCCTAGGACACGTGCCCACCTGGCATGGCGGGCCAGCATCTCTGCCGTATCCACAAGCTGTTGGTTGGGATCCCGCTTGAGCCGCTTCTTCTGTTCCTTCCAGCCTTCAGCAGCAGCTCGGGCCCGCAGCAGCGCCAACGGAGGCCCGTCTCTGGCCAACGACTCCAAGGTCTCGCCGTTGAGGAAGCGTTGGCGGTATTCGTCCCATTCATATAGATCCAACATGTGTGCAGCA